GAAAGAGGCACGCGGAGGGCACGCGGAGGGCACGCGGAGGGCACCAAACAAGAATGAAAAGAATGTTAAGAATGAGAAAGAATGCAAAGAAGTAAAGGCCCCTATCGGTGCCAAACTTCATGATTCAGTTGTTTCTCAAATTGTATGGCCTTCTGATTATGATGACGAGATGCAAAAGGCATTCCTTGATTTTCTGGCAGAGCGGAGAACCAAAAGGGGCTATGTCACAGAGAGGGCAGTTACCAGCCTGTTCAGGATGCTTGAGGGATTCAGCCGGCATGAACAGCTTGAAGCTATCGGCAATGCTATAGCCGGGGGATACAAGGGGCTGTTTCCTAAGAGGGATACCAAGCAGGGGCATCAGCAGCAAAACCACCAGGAAGGATCATTTAAAAATCATGTAGAAACAAGGGAGGATTTCTGATGACTGATCAAAAGCTAAATTTTGCCAATTGGGCAGGCGATAAGATCCAGGAATACAAGAAGACAAAGGAGCGCCGCCAAGGCTTAAAAGTTACCGAAGCTGACATAATGGCCAAATGCGAGCTAATGGTTGCCAAGGGCTATCTGCCTGTTGATCAGGACGCATTTCAGCAGTTAGGCGCCTTTATGGCATGGCGTGACAAGGAAACTAAGCGGGGATTATTGCTAACAGGCCCATGCGGTACCGGCAAAACCATGTGGCTGGAAAAGTTTGCCGGGGTGAAGGTTTATGGCGCGGGTCAACTTGTAAAGATATACCAGAAAAAAGAATCTACCCTGTGGGATATCATGAGGCCGCCAAGGTATGACGTGCTACCAAAGGGGTATGGCGATATCGGAATTGATGACCTAGGAGAAGAGCCGTTGCTCAAGTATTCGAAAGATGAGCTATTTCAAGAGGTCATTTCTGAACGGTACAAGCTGTTTAAGAGGTTCGGGTACAAAACGTATGTCACCACCAATCTTGACAATGAGAAGCTGGAAGAAAGGTACAATACTCGCATAATGTCAAGGCTCGTGGAAATGACAACGCCGATTAAGTTTACCGGCGAAGATATTCGGAAAGGGTTGTAGAATGATAACACCAGAGAGGATATGGAAATGACAGAGATACAAAAAGTATACCAGAGTCTTGAGAGAGTCCAAAAAGAAAAGCAGATGAGCTTTCCATTCAGTGAGCTTTCTGTCCATTGGGCTATTACTCATTCAGTGCATTGGTACGTCAGGAAGGATATGAGCCACAAGAGAACCTTGTACATGCTTGGCCGCCTTGAAAAGAAAGGAACTGTCGCATGCGAAAGGCGGCGCGGCTACTGCAATATATGGCAGATCGTAAAACCATGGAAGCATATGGAGGCTAAGAAATGAAAGACAAAGAATGGGTCGATGTCGATTTTGAAGAGTGCCCTAATTGTGGCGACACGCTTGAGGCGTTGACGAATTGCGGAGTTGTTGACGGAATGCAACACTTTTGGGATGGCGATAAAGTTCGCTGTCTTGGTCGATGCGATGCAGAGTTGCAGATAACGGTTGACGCACGATGCGCTTCTGTAAGCGGTGAATGGTAATGGCAAAATGAAAGCCCTTTACCGCGGACTATACCCCTATTGCGGCCTATCAGACTGCCTGTATTGGACACGTTGCACACTGTCAGCAACCGACGAACTTAAAGTAAAGTGCAAGCCTGAGATTGAGAATAGCCGGGTTTGTTACGTGCCAAAAGAAACAAAGGAGATTGAGAAATGAGTATTGAATACACGAAGATATGCGCCTTGTGTGGCGTGAATCGCATAATTGAGGCGGAAGATATTTGCCCCGATTGCATGGATGACGGCGGTGAGATGGATACTGAAAACATCATCGGCACCCAGCGAAAGGAACTAACCAAACTTCGCGAACGTGTCAAAGAGCTTGAGCGGGAGGTTGAAACTCTTGTTCTTATGAAAATCGAAGACAGCAAGAAGTTCTGCGCCCCTTGCTCGCCGCCGTATACCAGAGAGTTTATTATGAATGGAGTGAGGGAATTGATTTCTAAGGGCTGGAAAGGGTCAGAATCCAAAAAGGAGATTGAGAAATGAAAAATGAATCAAGATTAAGCATTGAAATGAAGCCAGGGGAAACAAGGGAATTTAATGGCGTTGAATACGAAGCTGTGGAATGCGGCCCATCGTATTGCTCTGGAGATTGTGAACTACTACGCCCTCATTGCTGGAAAATATGGGAAGTCATGGGAGAGTGCGGCGCTCCGTTCAGGTCTGATGCAACTAACATTGTATTTCATGAGGTTGGCGAAAAGGAGATTGAGAAATGAAAGGTTTTATATGTGGACCAAGGATTTACAAGTACAAAGATTGCCTATTTGAGGTACACTATTATTGCGGACCGTGGCCGATCGACAGCGAAGGTGAGCTATTACCTTTGCCCGATGAGTCCGACAGCTTCTGGGATCTGTTTGAGGAATGGGACGCGCTAGAAGACAAAGAAGATTACAGAGTCGGCGGAGGATGTGAACGAATTGGGCTCACTCTGCACAAAAAGGACAAATAATCAGAAAAACCTTGTAGCGTCGCTTGCTATGGTGTCAGAATGAGACTATAGTAAGATTAGAAACCAACAACCAAAGGAGTAGCAGCCGATGAACAAGTCAGAACTTGAATACCTGAAAGATCAACTCAAAGAGCACGAAGAGAACCTCAGGCTCTCCAAGAGGCATCGCAATACGTTGCTGATCGAATACCGCAAAGGATCGGTCAACATCCTAAGGCAAATCATAAGAAAGTTTAGCTAACCAACCGAAGACGTAGAAGCGGCGATGGATGCCGGAGAACCGAACGCTGAGACACCTTAGCGCTGATTGCGGGTATCTGAGCGAGATGAATTGAAATAACAACAGGAGAGAGATTATGAGTGAACAAAACGAGAAGATCGAACCGCCAACGAATGGATCAGTATGGAAATCAGTTGGTACGCCTCACAATGTCCGCGAGGTCTTGCTGATTCACGAAGATCAGGTAGTATACTGGAATGAAAGGTCATTAACAGCAAACTCGCAACTTCTTAAGTCATGGCACGACAATCACACCCTAATCAGCGACCCCTCACAGCCTCACCTTCCGCTGCCTGATGGTCACAAGCTGGTGCTGGAGTTTGAGCGTGAACTGCACCCAGTACCTGAAGAGGCGAAGCGGTGGTATAGCGATAGTGTTGAGTGGAATATTCCTCTTTCCTATGACCGAACATGGGCCAAGGGCGGAACTAACAGCGCGGGCATTTACGCCATCCCCATCGACCACGAATGGGAAGAGGATCTTCAGCCCAAATATAAGACGTTCGAGATTGATTGGAAATCTCAACCATGGCCATCTTTCTTTAATCGCCCAGTATGCCACGGAAACTATGCGAACGGCCACCGCATAATCGGGTACACTGATGATCCGAAATACGTCAGCAGAATCGACCCGGACAGCGACAAGATGCCGCATTACGAAACCCAGGCATGCGACCACACCGGAAACCGGGTTTTTGCTATCGGCCGCCTGGAGGGTGAGTAAATGAACACTATCATGACAACCGCCACAGTAGCACTAATTCTAATGCCCATACTCCTGATTTGTGCCTACATGGCGCACAGGACCAGGAAGGCGCACAAGCAAGCGAAGTCTGAGGAAACCTGGCTGCAAGCGCGCGGAGTTAAGCCAGTGCATCCGATTAATATTGAGGCAACAGACAACGCAGAACAGGAGGCCGGGGGATGAGTAAGCGAATCAACAGCGCATTCAAAGGAGTGTCCAACTGGCTAGGCGTGCAATCTTCCCGCTCGGTCATATTTTCATGTGGATTGCGGCAATCTACCTGATGCTACATCTCCGCGAAATCTTTAGCAAGGGAGCGCAGTAAATGACAAAGCAACTAACAGAATCTCAGGCCACGGAGCTTGTTGCTGAACGGGATGTAAAATGGATGCCGATAAACACGGCAGAAAAAGAGCATGGGAAAAAGATCCTGTGCTATGGCGAGGGGTATATTTTTGAGGCCGAATGTGAGTTTGACGACGGTTATGGATGGTGGTGTAATCTCGGAGGTGCTGAAGCAACCCACTGGATGCCGTTACCTTCACCACCAACAATCGAGGAGAATTAGGACGATGGAAAGATACGAGTTCAAAGAGGAAACGAAACACCACAAGTCCAGTGGCTATATTAGCAAAGACGGCCACACGATGTTTTTGCAAGATGCGGTTCGAGATATTGAGCATCTGCAGAGGATTGGCAAAGACCTCACGACGAAAGTGGAAGAGCTCACCGCCGAAAATAGCAACTACCTCGCAGAAAATGAGACCGTCCCTCATGAGGTCGTTGCTATTTCTGTTGATAAAGGCGTGTCACTGATGGAGGCCTGGAAGATTCGTTATGCCCACAGTCAGCGGGTGATTGACTTGCTGGAGGTATACTGGAACAAAGATAAAACCATTTGCGCCAACTGTGACATAGATTGCCCCGCGATTGACGGGAAGCATTGCACTGCCGAAAACTTTGGCTCCGCAATGGTAGAATGGGCCGAAGCCGCAGCGAAAAAATGAAGATACCAGAGGCAACAGCAACCGCCGCGTTAATCCTTGCGTGCTTTTCCAGGGATATCTATCGGGCGTACAAGATGCGGAAAGAGCATAATGGGTGATCTATGTCCAGACGATCAGGAATCAGCGCGAAACAGCTCAGGGAAATCCTCAAAAAGCCGTTCTACAATAACGACTCCAGAGGGCAAGAAGGCAAGGCTCGTATTAACAATGAGCTTACCAGGAATTCAGCCGCTAAGCAGAAACGAGGCAAACAGCCTGCATTGGTCAGAAGGGCAGAAGATCAGGCGGGCATGGTCGGTATACCTGGCCCGTTGTTTGTCCGGATTATTCGGCACATTCCGAAAGGTGGAAACGCCTATGATGACGATAATCTATCCGGCGGTTGTAAACAACTGCGCGACGGTATCGCTGCCATGCTCGGGCTCAAAGGTGATAGCGCGGAAGATGGGATTACCTTTGAATACGCGCAAGTGAAGACTGACATCGGACAGGCTGAAACGGTAATAGAAATCTACCAAATCCAAGAAAGTTGAGAATCTTTGGCTAAACCCCTTGCTATGGTGTCAGAATGAGACTATATTGAGGTATTGAAACAATCAACAAGGAGTAGCAACCGATGAAAATCTACGATGTAGTACTAACTCACGGCAACCGCAACAACGAGCTCAGCTTTATGGTAATTGCTAATAATCAAAAGGAATCCATTAAGAAGGCTAGGGCATTTATAAAGAATGAGGGATTCAAGGTCGAGTCACCGCGTGAATATTACTCCACGCTAGCAAACTTTTCAGATGACGGCGTACTTAATATCTAGCCAAAACCAACCAACCGAGCCGGGCGGAATCCCGGTAAAAGGAAAAGCATTATGACTAAAAAAGATTGGCCAATAATCTGGAGAGGGGTGCTGGCTCTAATGGGATTCTGCGGTGCTATTCTGCTAATGGGGTACGGGTGTTCTAGCCGAACTGAATACGAAAGATCCCGTATGGACCGATACGAGGAGATCCAAAAGCTGGAACAGGAGCTCCACATAAAAGAACTAAAAGACAAGTTGAACAAGTAATCCCGGCATGTTCCCGCAATCTGCTTCGGGAACATCAACAATTAGGCAAGGCGAATTATGAACAGCCAAAAGCAACTAAAGGCCATGCAGCACAGCATTGACAGCATGAGCCCGCCAGAAGATACGGACACGCCAGAGGTTGACGAGATACCGCACCAATTCTGGCGGTCTGACTGCTGCGAACTGCCAATCACTGAACGCAAAAACGGTACTCTGCAATGCGAGTGCGGCTGGTTCTGCAAGGTAGATGCCGAAAAAAGCTTTGAGGCATGGTCTGAGGGCGAACAATGAATAACACGAATGAAGGACGCATAGAAACGCTTACATGGGAGATTGAGGAAACGCTTGATTGCGTTGACACTGACACATTCGAGGGCATCTGCATAGCTGAAGACGGAAGCGACACCTACACGGCTAATTGCACCATTAATCGCGGTTCTGGAGATGTTGCCGGGACTATCATTGAGATTGACTATTCAACAGTGGAGAGGAAAGCATGACCGTTCTTACAAACCAATTTGGAGACACAATAAGCCATACAGACGAGCGCTATGGTTCTTGTGTTATTTCAATCAAAGAGCTAGGCGTTGTCAAAACGTGGTGCAACACAAACGAAACTATCAAATATCCACTGAGACAGGCTAAGGCGCTTGTGAGGTCGGTGCGTATGTGCAAGTGCAGAATAAGGTGGACCAAATGACGATCAACGAATACAGGAAGGCGCTAGGTTGGACGGTCAAGGAGCTTCTGAAGGCAATGGAGATATCGCTGTCAACCTATAAGCGCATTAGCAACGGAACTCAGCAACTGACTAAGTTTCATATTTTTTGGCTGGATGCTAAATTGCGCAATGTGGACAGGCGTAAAAAGAAGGTGCGGAAATGAGTGAAGATTTTAAGATACCATGCGGCGACTTGCCAGAGCGATACCCCAGAACAAATGCCAAGAGATACCGAGAATCCAGCTTATGGGACAATTTCGGGCCGGTCACACGAAAGAAAGCGGCTGAATCTACGTCAGATACCCCAACTGAGGTGCACAGTAAATGCTATTGCTGTTGCGAGATAGTTGCGAAACTGTCAGAATTCCCTATAGTTTGCTGTAGATGTAGAACTATTCATAAGGTGGAGGTGCAAGGTGAAAACAATGGTAGCGGCGATGCTGGTAGCGTCAAGTGTGTTCGGAGGGCTAAAGGAAGCAAGGCGTAACTATGAGAAGAAATTAAAGGCGCTGCGTGTTGAATACGTCAAGCGTCTCAAAATAGAGAGGTCGCACGAAATAAGGCGCGGCAATCCCATAAGTAGCATAGATGCTGAAATAAAGCGCGTAAAACTGCTGGTAAAGCCGTTTAAGTATGTAAGCTACAGAATAAAATACTCAACAGGAATAAGGCATTATCAATTCCTATCGCCGTCAATTATTTACTGGCGTGAAGGCAGAATGGAAATGCCATACAAGCGAAAAGACGACATAATCATTATCATTCACCCCAAAGGCGAGACAGAGACATGGGAAAAGAAGGATAATGCTTGGAGAGTGCTATTCGCCAAATTCAAACGCGACATCCGCGGGGAAGCAAAGAAAATATGAAATACTACGTTTCACCAACAATACTCAATCTGCACCATGTCGCCATTACTCCTGTAAATGTGATCAGCTCAGAGGGCGGACTTGCCAAGGTTGAGGCTACAAATTGCCCCAAGAAATTCATCACAAGCGAGAACCATTTGCACGATACGCTTAACCAGGCAAAAGATGCTCTAAGGAGGAACGCCCTTGAATTTGAGGAAAAACTGCACTATGTTTTGGCAAAAGCATTAGAGGAATAATGGCAGAAGAAACAAAAAACGACAAGATCCAAGACGCGGTTATCAGGCGTCAGATTCAAGTGGTCAGGCTCGGAACCAGCCAGGGCACAAGAGCAAACGAGACGATAAGCGAGACAGACAAAGAACTGGCCGCTGCCATTGCCCTTGCGCTTATGGCCATTACCGACGCGCCGACAAAGCAAAACCTTGAAAGACTCGCGGCGCTTCAGCGCAAGATTACCAGGATCAGGAAGCCAGCGTTCAACAAGGCCGAAAGCGACCAAGACAAGGATATGCAGGAGCTTGCTCAGGCTGAATCGGACTGGACGGTTGAAACCATAGGCGCTATTGCCGGGCTTTTACTTCTGCCACTTACAGGGTTGCAGATTGAGCGCATAATCAGCCTTATTCCGTTTGCAGGTAGAACGTCGTCTCAATGGTGGGAAACAGCGTTACAGGCTGACATTCTCCGGATTATGACCAACGTGCAGGCAGGGATTCAGGACGGGTTAACTATTCGTGAGATCGTGGAAAGCATTACAGGCTCTAAGCGTGTCCCGGGGATTCTCAAAACCACAGAGAACCAAGTCAATGCGGCGGCTGCAACTATCACGACGGGCGTTTCTGCTGAGTCTCAGTTAGCCATCATCAAAAAAAACGACGGCTTTGATCGTGTGCTATGGGTGAGCGTCCTTGATCATGTAACGACCGTTGTTTGCCGGGGGCTATCCGGTCTGATATGGAATATTCGTGAAAGTCATCCAACGCCGCCAGCTCACGCAAAGTGCCGGAGCTCTCTGACCTATCTTCTCAAAGGCACGCCATTGCCAGACGAGCCAAGCTATGACACCTGGATCAGAAAACAACCTGAATCATTTCAGCGGGATACGCTACCTAAATGGCAATTTGAGGAAATGAAAAAGGGGACGCCGCTTAGAGCATTTGTGACGAAGGACATTAAGCCAATAAGTATGAAGGAATTTCGCCGAATGAGGTAGAAATATAGAAAACCTGAAGTATTGTATATCTGAGCGAGGTGAGAGTCGCTGAGAAATTTTAATGCCCATTCGGTCGAACATGATATGTTCACTCTCACCCGAACGGGCATTTTTTATTGGATCAGAAAGATGGTAGGAAAATCATTCGGAGAGTGGCTAGTTCTGAGTAAATCTGAGCGAAGTTTATATTTTGTATGCGAGTGCTCTTGTGGGGCCATTAAGGATGTCTATAAGTCCTCTTTGAAGAAAGGGGTATCACGTAGTTGCGGTTGCAAGATGCGTCAGCATGCAGGAAAGCATTCATGGAATAACGACAATGAGAGAAGGCTATCCTCTGTGCTTAGCTACATGATACAGAGGTGTAATAATCCAAAAACTCAAAACTATCATAGATATGGTGGACGCGGTATATCTGTATGCTCAGAATGGATTGAAAACAGACAATCATTCGTTGAATGGGCTATTAGAAATGGGTGGCACCAAGGCCTTGAGGTGGACCGAATTAACAATGATGGAAACTATTGCCCTGATAATTGTAGATGCGTAACGCATATGGAAAACTGCAAGAATAAGAAAAATATCCAAACAGCAACGATGGGCGGAGTTACAAAAACGATTCGTGATTGGGAAAGAGATCGAGGAATGCCGAAAGGAATAATTAGCTATCGATTAAAAGCAGGATGGAATACAGCCGAAGCTATTAATGTGCCGACAAGTGCTTCTCATAAAGACAAGTATTACAACAAGTACAAGTAAGCAAACATTTAAGATTGAGGTAGAAAATGGATGACAGATCAAAATTCAGAGTGTGGCTGATTGACGAAAAGCGATATGCGAAAAATGACGGGCTCGAAGTGTTCGCGATCGACCAGAACGGCGAACCCATGGAGCACGAGAGTTGCGGCGAATACGCATACGGCAAATGGTGCAGGAACCATATCGTTGAGCACTGTACTGGCCGCCGCGACTCAAAGCGTACCGATGATTATCCCGAGGGCCAATTGATATACGAGGGGGAGATTCTCTGCGGAACTATGTCGCAAGTCACACGCGAAGTGGTGTGGGATAAAGACAATTGGTGCGGGAGAGTTAAGGGAGGTAGGCGTGTGACCATAATAGGGTGGCAAGACTATGAAATCGTCGGCAACGTAAACGAAAACCCGGAGCTGATGAAATGAATCTAAAAATAGGCAGAAAATACAAGGCTAGAAACGGCCAGACCGTGTTGATATCCAACGGACTGCCCCCTGTTAACGGCAAGCGATTAGGGTGGAACGGAATCTATTTTGGCAAGATTGCAGGCGTTGACGAAAGGTTCACATTTGAAGGGAAGCATTGGAATTATCATTCACAATACTCGCCATGGGGGTATCAGGAGCTAAATGAGCCCGAGTTTGATTTGATTGAGGAAGTGAAATGAGAAAGTGCATTCTTGAATATATGGCCATCGGTCTCATCGAGGAAGACGCTATTGAGGTTGTTGAGATGGCCATTGAAGCCAGCGTACGCCTGCCCGTAAGCGCTACTAAATTAATATCAGACTTGCTGATTGTTTTGGCATATCGTGGAATTAAGGATCCGGGAGCCAAAAAGCTTGCGCGACTGTATCTTGGCGCGATAGAGAAAAGCCACTATTACATTCCACCCGCATGCTATATTGCCATAAGCGAATTATGTGTCCGCGCAGACCGCCATCTTAATATATGATAATCGCCCCTATTTTGCCGCAATTTCCCAGCCCCGCCCAGGCAATACCTTAACAGAGTGTTAAGCCTTGACTAAACCGCTTTTTCTTGCTATATGTCGCTGATGGCGCACGGAGTAAAGCCGGACAAACAATAATGCAGAGATGACGAAAAGGAGAGAAGAGATGAGTACAAAAATTGAAGTATTAATCAAGCATGAAGGTAACACATACGGGGCCGAGCGTGTTACTGCCAGCGGGTACATATGCGATCGCTGCGACCTATCCGATATTTGCAATAGTGACGACGCCGAAATAGTTGGCTCAGTATGCGACGCGATGGATAGTAACGAAGTGTTTAAGAAGGTGGAAGCATGATAACCAGGATTGAGAAAACAGTGAGAATTGACGAACGAGAGTCAACAACGATAATCGAAGGTGAGATGGAACGCGAAGAGGCGCTGAAGGTACTTGAGTTTCTGTTTCCGGATCAGACGCCGGGAGTAGAGATAAACGTGGCAGAACCCATAACGCAGAAATGAAAGGAGAGAATGAATATGAAGAGCTTTACTTTGCCCGAAGATCTAGATGGATATATTGCCGCTGAATCTCTCCAAACTTTGCTGCATGGATTCTGCTGGCAACGTACCAGGATAGAGAACGGCCACGGGGTCGTAGAGGTGTTTGAACCTGACGAGATTCTAAATTGGCGAATCAATGATAGCAAAGGAGAGAATGAAGGTGGAATACAATGAAACCAACTGCCGTGATCTTGCTGAAGAAATGGCTCAAGTGGATAGAGGTATTGACAAAGATGTTATTTTTAAGGAAATGATGAGCGATTTGAAAGTTTTCAAAATGTTCGCAAAAGAACGAGCAGGGCCACCGAGGAAAAGCATGAAGGGGCGATCTAAATAACCCCAATCGTGTATTTTTGCGCGGAAAACTGCACCTAAATACAATAGAACCACTTGCAATATACTTTCGCCATGCCTAATGTTTAATTAACATTAAGGAGCAGTATGGCATCAAATGACAATACCTGGTCAAACCTACAGACTAATAAGACTAATCTACTCTCATTAGGCAATGATCAGTATCAATATTACCATACTGACTGGATAAGATTGCAGGATGTTATAGACGGTGGTGAGCGTGAGGTAAAGGAAAAGGGTGTCGATTACCTGTCTAAGACTTCCGGTATGGAAAGCAATACATGCGATGGGGATAAGGTATACGAAGCCTATAAAAACAGGGCCATATTTTACGGATATGCGAAAGACACCCTCCCTGCAATGCTCGGGGTGATGCATGCAAAACCAGCGGCGTTTGAGTTACCTGGTCCTATATCCTTTATGAACGAAGAAGCAACGAGCCCCGAATCATGGCGGGTAGGATTGCAGCAGGTATTAAGAGAGATCAACAGAAACCAGCTCGCATATGGTCGCTATGGTATTCTAGCAGATATCCCGGCAACTGAAAAGGCGGCTTCTGAGGTTATGCCTAAGCTGATCGGGTACGAGGGCTTTTATATTCTCGACTGGTCAACCCGCGAGAGCGCCACTGGTGAAGTAGTAACCGATTATGTTCTACTGGCTGAAGAAGCTCCGGCAGATGGCGCACGGACGGCGAAATGCAATCAACCCCCGATGAGATTGCGTATACTGGCACTTGACGGAAAGGGTGACTACTACACCATCGTTGTTAATATTGGCCCCGATGATATGAAACAGGGCGCTAATTGCTCAAAGGTGATAGACACTCTGAGCAATATAGACCTAGATAATCCGCCGACAGAATCAAGCAACGACGGCCCAACTGCTCAATATCCGGAGGTGGCAGGGAAGCGCCTACAATTTATCCCGTTTGTGTTTATAAATGTGACTAACCTCATGCCGGATATTGAAAAGAGTCCTTTGCTGCAGCTGGCCAACATGGATATCTCAATTTACAGCGGCGATGCTGACTGGGCTCAGGCATACTTTTTGCAGGGGCAAGATACGCTGGTAGTGATAGGCGTGCAAAAGACCGACGATAAACTATTAGTCGGTGCTGGTGGCGGTATTCATCTGAGCGACAAAGACGCAGACGCCAAATTTATCGGTGTATCCGGCGATGGACTTGGGGAAATGCGCGAACGGGCCACCGGTCTTATGAACTTCGCCACACAGCTTGGTATATCTCTTGTTGATCAGAACCAACCGGAAAGCGGGAAGGCGCTTGAAACGCGGTCGAACATTAAGAACGCACCGCTCAAGACCGTTGCAATGACCGGGGCAAAGGGATTGCTCCAGGCCTTGAGATATGCGGCATACTGGAAGACTGGCGAATTCGACACCACGGATACACAAGTGACGCCGAATCTCGATTTCAGCACATCCACCAAGGCGGCGAAAGAGCTTATGGACTTGTTTATGAGCAAGCAGGCAGGCGCTCCGATTTCAATGCGCGATGTCCACAAGTTCGCGCGTGATAATAATTTCTCTGATAAGACATTTGAAGAAACGGCCCAAGAGATAAGAGAGGAAGATTAAAGCATGGTAAACCAAAACAGGAGTGATTCCGAATGATTGAACTGAGCTACGACTCAAAAGACGCGATTCCTGCCGAATACGCAAGCCTATACACCGAGAAAGACGGTAAATTCGCCCTAACCGGTGTTACTGGCATGAAAACCCAGGCAGATGTGGACAATGTTCAAAAGGCGCTTAAGTCTGAGCGGGCGCTGAAAAAAGAGCTTGAGTCAAAGATTGGCGCGTATGATGGCATCGGATCGGACGGTCTCAGAGCAAGCCTTGATGAACTCGCAAGACTGCGGACCACAGGCGGAAAGGTTGACGATAGCAAGATTGAAGACATTGTAGCCGAACGATTGAAGCTGGACAAAGAAAAGCATCAGCGCGATCTTGAAGGCATCCAGGGCAAATATGACACGCTTGAAGCGAAAAATAACGATTTGGTGAACGGAATAAACAAGGGCAAGATTGAATCTGGGCTGCGTGAAGCTGCTGGCGGTTTGGTCAATGAGGGCGCAATGAGTGACGTTGTGTACAGAAGCTCCATGTTTGAGGTGTCAGAGGACGGCGCAGTAGTCACACGCGAAGGTGCAGGCGTGACGCCGGGCCTAGAGCCGAAACAATGGCTCGAAAAAGAACTAGAAACTAAACCACACTGGCAGAAGACGAGCAAGGGCGCAGGTGCAAACGGCAGTAAATCCGTCGCGGGCAGTAGCGCTAATGGGTCTAACTCAATCGCTCAGGAAGTCGAAAGCCAGGTCACATTTAATGATTAATAGGAGACATTGATATGTCATTGACTAACGCTTGGCGCGAAGACGCCATTCGCAGAGCTCCAAAACAGAGCGCAATGGTTGACGCCATTACAGAAGAAGCCCCGTTTCTTGCTGGAATGCCTGTCCAGGAGTCCTCGCACGATCTCTCGAACGTGTATGAGGAAGTAATTGAGATCACCGAAGCAGACACCGTTGACTTCGACGCGGCGCTTCCCTCCGTTGATGCAAAAACCGAACTGAAACAGCGCGACCTCACCAAAATTGGTGGCATCATGCGTGTTGGTAAAGACAAGGCCAAACTGGTTGCTGGCAACGCCGGTGCTTATTTCGCTGGAAAAACCCCTCTTATCCTGCGTAAGACCGGTAACGCCATCGAAACCAGCCTTATTTACAACAGTTTCCGCGCGTTTGCATACGCACAGGAAAAGCTGACATCACTCGGCGGAACTACCGGCCTGTATTCCATCCTCTGCATCAAGTGGACTCCCGGCGAAATGTACGGCCTCGTAAGTGGCGGCGCATTCGGTGAAGGCAAGGTGTTTAACATGGAAGCCGTGAATGGTGGTAATTCTTACGAACTGCCCGCCGCTCAAGGTGGAATCATCGGCTTCGGTATGACCCTTGAGACCATTCTTGGTACTCAGCTTGCAAACGCTCGCTATATCAGCGGCATTGTCAATGCCAAGGTTGTAGCTGGTGACGCCGCATTGCCTACTGAGTCTGAAATGTCAGACCTGGTTCTGGACGCTCGTGCCACTCCTGGAAACTCGATTCTCGTAATGCATCCTCGGATGAAGAAGGCGCTTGGCGTTGAGTACAAGCTCGACCACCTGAACGTCTTTAACGAGACTCGACAGGTCAACACCATCGTTGATGCGTGGGATGATATTCCTATCATGACCACCTACAATATGCAGGATGGCACCGAAACCGCAGTAACCGGAATTTAAGGGAGGTATATTATGGCCTTAACTGGAACAATTGGAAACGATCCGGCCAAGTTTGACCCGGACTACATTATGGAAGCAGGCGCACTGCCTAACGCTACCGACGCCACTACTGACGCGTTCATGATTGGACGCACTCAGGGCGGGGTTCAACTTGACATTGTAGCCGATACAACTGTTGATATCGCAGATGGCGAAAGCCTGACGATTGAACTGTTGCATGATACGTCTGCAACTGGTGATTTCGCTGATAGTGTCGTAATCTACGACGAGACTGCTTCTGGCAGTGCTATCACGTTCGAGATTGATGACACAATCATCAACTACATCGCCACTGATGACGTTGAAAGCTATAACAAGCTGAAGATCACAACCAGCGGTAACGAGAGCCTTGACAAGATCAACGCTTTCCCTACCACGGTTTCCCACTAATTGGAGCCATGCTGGTCTCACTCTCTTACGTTATGCGTAAGGGGGTGGGGCTACTGCTTATCAACACACAGGATCTGATATGATAACAAAAGTAGAACCGATGCCAAATATACAGATTGACGGGGCTCATGTAAAGCCTACTGCATCATCAAGCAAGAAATTTCTCAGAACATGCTCAAAATGTCAGACAAACTGCTACTCAAGCGGCGAATATTCCGCACACATGAAAGAGAAGCACGGCAAGGATATGCCGAAAGACAATCTCGATTCACGATCTGTTGATACATCGCTTACAAAAAAAGAGTTTGATGTTCCTGAAGAGATCCTCGTAAAGCCAAGAAAAGCCGACAAGCCAAAAGACACAGTTGCCAATAGTCGCAAGGGCCGTCAACCGGCTAAAGAATCGGTAGGGGAATCGACACCACCGAAAACCCTACCAAACGCAGACGGGAAACCGAAGCGCACTCGTCGCACAAATAAACAGATTGACGCAGACAAGGCAAAGGGTAAATAACAATGTCACTGATTGTAAGACTACGGGACTATACAGAGGCGCTTGCGGGATCAACAAGTACAGGCACTCCTATGGGCCGCGCTGCCGTAGCTCTTGAATTAGTAGCAGGTGTAACAACCTACCAAAGTTATCCCGAACGAATCAGGGCGGCTTGTAGGGCAATAGCTATTAACGGCGGCAAGACGCCTACAGGTCAGGGTAAAAGCGCATTCGTTGAATCTGCCGAGAATCTTGAGCTTGCATATGAAACAAGCTCGCAAGCATCGCCGATTGAGCGCATGATTTTATCCATCAAGCCCTTTGTTGACCTCTTAGCTCAATCCACCATAGCAGGCACCCCCGCGCTACCATGGGCCAACGACAGCGAAGGCAACCGTGAGAGCGCGATAGTAGGCGGCGATGTGCGGGCGACTAATTTGGCGTTGTGGTCTGAGGACCAAACTAACGTGGCATGGAGCAAGTAGTCGTTTCGGGAGGAACCGCAAGTAAAACATTTACGGTGTCTGCTATGATTAGCGGCACGGGTAAGTTCAGATTTAAGAATACACATGGAGGGGTAGCGGATAACTTTTCATCAGACCTAACAGCTACTGCCACCCCCACATTATGTCAGTTCATTGTTACCAATTCCGCAGCCGCTGGTTCAGGTGCACAGATCATCGGACTGATGGCCGCCACAACTGACGACGCATTTGATTTAACGATTGCAGGCGTTCAGTTCAACACTGGTCTGGAAGCCCTCCCATACGTCAAGACCGAGGCAACAGCCCAAACAGCGGTAGACGCAGTAACCCGCCAAAGCGTCCCCATTGCGGTATCGTTAGGCAGTGATGCAGAGGCCCCAACTGATTTAGGCGTTGACTATGGCGCTGACGAGATAACCGCCGATATCACGATTACGGGTTCAGAGGTCAGTATTGCACTCCCGGCCAAGCCCTATGAATGGTCAGGCAGTGACAACCCTGTAGACGCTGAACCGGTATTATTCAAATCCGGCGCGTTCATAGTGGGGCCGAACGCCGATGGATTCTGGGCAACGTCAGGCGGCGCGATCTCCACCAAGAAAGCTGTAGCCAATGAGACAAGTTCCATCATCGTCACGGCAGACGGAACCAACCACACTATCAGGGTCGGCGGTGAGACAACCGTATCCGCACTATCCGCAATCATGCCTGTCACGGGTACGGCGGATATAGGGCACTTGGCAGGCGGTAAGCAGATACATGCGGCTTTGGCTGTGGAGATCTGGGATGATAAGAAGTTGAGCGAATCTGAACAGGATGTTATTGATATCAACAACACCAACATACTTGATAGCGCGGTGTTCCAATGAAAAAAACAATCCTCGTAGCCCTTTGCCTTATGCTGACGAGTTGCCAAGTGCATACACGCAAAAACAAGTGTGACCAAATCTCAGAGATGCAATATCGCGAAATCTGTTCGAGAGTGGGAAAGGAAAATGCAAGGATTGAAAAATTTCATGTTAAGCACCCGAGGTACCTATATCACGACCAAGCAATGGAACGAATTCCGCCTAATGAAACAGGCACTTGGTTTTATTACCCGAATCACATTATCACGACCATTCTTTCTAAGCATCCACAGGCAGGATGTAAACCGTTTAAAAGGATTAAATAGGGGCAACAAATGACTCAAAACGCATGTAACAACGACCCGAAAGGCTCGGCCTGCATGAGAAAGCAGGACGGGGATAAGTGGTTTGATTATGACGGTGGTACGGATAAATTTATACTGAGTCCTCGCGTATTAGAGATACTTGTCAGCGCATTGCAAACCGCTAGTATAGACTTTACCACTGATGGCCCGCTAAAGCCATGGAAAGCTGGGCAAATACAGTTCGACCCATCAACCGGAGCGCATGTAGCAGATACTGCCTTTGAGGATGTGCGCTATAATTTTGGTGAGGAGCTATGGTATCCGGCATGCAATAACACTGGCGACACGCTCGTTAACGGAACCGTTGTTTATGCCAGCGGCGTTAGCGTTGAACAGAACGCGCTAGAAATAGACAAGGCAATAGCAAGCATACCTCCGTTTGCTGTAAAGACACTTGGTTTTGTCACTGCCGATATAGCAGATGGAGAATGCGGAAAGGTTACTTACTTTGGCAGAGTTGGCGGGCTAAACACAATCACATATGAAGAGGGTGGTGTGTTATGGCTTAGTGCAGACACTGCCGGACTGGCGACGCAAACAAAGCCAAGCGTTGGCAATCAGCTCATATTGCTTGGTTCTGTAGTAAAGCAAGATGAGGAGGATGGGGAGTTTTGGACAACTGTCAATCCAACGGCGAACACTGTCCCAAGCTATAAGAGCGAGACCTTTTCGAGCCGTGGTGTTGGCGCTGGCACTTATTATTTGTTTGGCGATTACATAGCTCCGGAAGCAGACATAACGCTTACAGATACCTCTGCAACTCTTGACTTTGGTACTGAAAATTCGGCATATGGCATGCGTCCCTTTGCTGTGTTTGCTGGCGATGGTGCGGTGGATAGTGGGCAGATAGGACTAAGGGTTACAGGAACAACCATCACCGATTCGGGTGTGCGCACGGGAAGTGATACGCAGGTGATAACAGAAGATATCACGACACCCGTCTTGAATGACTACCTTGAACCAGAGAAGAAGTTTATAGGCGCTGTCGTCTATGAGCTATACGTGGTCAGCGGCTCGCCAACATCGTACAGCGTAAGTTTTAATTACGGCCTTGTTAAGTACGAGGACTTTGGAAACAGGGATTTCCTGGTAACAGACCTTGAGGTTGTTGGCCTTGGCGGCGCAACCGATACGGGCTTTGTGCTGCAACTTCTCAAGCAAAGCTCAGACGGGTGGGCATATTCTGCTGACGACTTTGCTCCTGGCAATGGGGTGATAGCTGATCTAAACGCCATATATGCACCTGAGGATAATATTATCAACGGTGAGGCGTTTCACTTCAAGCTCGACTCAACTGCTTTGAGCGATGTCATACTAGGCTCTCAGAATGAAGGACTGCTGCTTAAGTTGGTCACGACTCAGAACAATACAATACAATACCTGAACTGTCACGTAGGGGCAAGTTTCTAATGCCTGTACCTAAGATGCAAAACGGTTAACAGTAGGAGGAATATGCATGGATTCCGAAGATCACAAAGCCCCTTGTTCAAGCCTGAAGAACTTCAGGAACTTGATCATAGGAATTATGACGATACAGTCAACCTTTGTTATTGTATCGCTGGGAATGACCGTCAACGCGCAGTCGAGAATGGCGGCTCATAGTGAGCAGTTAATGCAGTTGAGAACCCGACAGGAAAGCATTGAGAAAAAGGCAGATACCGCCGCAACTGATGCCTCTAAAGCGCTGGCGATTAGCGGCAAGGCAGAGAGCAATATTGCCTGGATACGCGAAGGGCTGACAGAGCTCAAGATTGCCGTGCGGAGCGACATGTACCGGCGTCAATCTCCCAAAAAAACACCATGAGGCTATAATGTACGATTTTGTAACAACTCCAGGGGATGCCACAGCGACGAGCTATCCCACGCTTGACGATGCAACCAACTATCTGACTGCCAGGGGTGGCGGCGATGCGTTCTTCGCGCTTGACCAAAGTGACCAGGAACAGCGGCTGATTTATGGAACGAGTCAGCTTGATCTACTCTCCAACTATGACGGCACCATTGCAGACGCAGAGACACCACAGGCGCTTGGATGGCCACGAGTTGAGGCATCTGACTGTAACGGCATTGAACAGGACTCAACATCAGTACCGGGCGACATCAAGAACGCCACAACCGAGCTGTCATTGTATTATATCGAGACTGACAGGCTTTCAACTCCGGCGCTACTCGGTAAGGGCATTACTCGAGCAAAAGCCGGACCGCTTGAGGTTGAGGTTGATCATAACGCGCGTTTCGACATTGCCAGCCGGAATGTGGCGGTGCAACTCGGATGCCTCGGAAGCCTCAAGGGTATCGCAACATTTAACGGCATGAGTAATATTTGCGTAGCGAGGGCATAGCATGGCTGAATCAATCCTAGATGACATCTTTGCAGGCGCTGACGGAGTTTCAAAGACTCTCATCAGCCTATTGGGCGCTGATGCTACAATCTATCTGCCATTAGATGCTACCTATAACCCGCTGACCGACGCGACTACAGGCGGCGGATTGGATGCAGGTACGGCGGTTGACATAGCAAGCCTGGAAGATGTATCAGAACGCGACATAAACGGCACAACAATCATACTCGGTGATTACAAATGCCTGGTTCCTGCAAGCGATGTTACCCTATTGCGCGCCCACATTCAGAAGGCAATGCTTGATTTTAACGGCGTTCAGTATAAATTGACTGAATACAAGCCGGTTTATTCCGGGCAACAGATTGCACAATATTCAGCTTTTTGGAGGAACTTATAATGGCAGGTTTCAAAGGTCTAAATAGGTTTCGTAAGAAATACAAGAAAACGAAAGACGACAAGTTACACGATGTAACGGAGCTTGCGTTTGGTAATCTTGTTTCCGGTAGCCCTGTTGATGTTGCAAACTTCCGTGGTTCATGGCTTGGCAGTGTCCGTGTTCCCCGCGTTGGTGATCCCAAAGCCTATCGGGGCAAAGGCTCGGTTGCTGGAAGTATTCAGAGTCAGAGGCACACAAACCCCGGAGTCTCAAAGGGTGCACCGCCTACCGCATACGAGAAATCAAACCTTGCACCGGCGCTAAAGGCGAAATTCGGGCAGACTGTCTACGTCACCAATAATCTTGACTATGCAGAAGACCTGGAGAACGGCGGCAGCAATCAAGCCCCCGGCGGAATACTGAAAGTGCAAGCTCAGAAGACAAGGGCGCAAATTAGCAAATGATAAGCGACAAAGACATAAGGCTCTGGGCAAGAAACAAGATCAGCGATGATAGTAGCCTCGATCTTGATAGCTTCGTGTGGCAGAATCATCAGTCTGATACATCGGGGCTCGAGTCATTTTATCAAGAGCGCTACCAGGTCACGCAAGAAAACATCTCCAGCACAGAAGAGAGCGTGAAATGGGGGATACTGTTTTATGATGTGATCGTTGACAAAGGCGCAGGCACAACACTGCAGGACGCCGCCGCAGAGACTTTGGCAGACATCTTTGACCCTGCAAACAATAAAGAGCAACCTATCAAAACCGGTATCAAGATCAACATTGACTCAGCGACCACCGGAACACTTTCGGACCTTGACGAGAACAGGGTACAATTACCCGTAGCAATAGAGTTTAGAGCATATGAAACAACGGCGACCTGAAATAGTATTTCCGGCATTCATATTAATAGCCATAGGCTTGGCGATATATGCATGTGGCTATTTCGCAATATAAATAATTGTAAATTTCGTTCACCAAGCGAATCGGCAAGCGTGATGCATGCCACAAACGGCGATCCTAGCGGATTGTGTAACAACAAATCAAAGAGGTTAAACAATGGCTAAAGACGGTCATTTTACCGATGGATACAACTGCAGAATCTCTCTTGTCAATCAGGGCATTACGGTCTACGAAAAGAACGTGACGCCCCCCGGCGTTGAAGGTGGCGACCCCATCAACATCACCACGAATGACAATGGTGACTTCCAAAGTTTTGCCCCTCGGTCTCGCAAGCAGAAAACTCCGGCACAGTCAGAGGTTACGTACAATGATACTGACCTTGATGCGCTTGAGGCGGCAGTTGATCAGTCAGACGACATTCTCAGAGTGTGGCCAGATGACTCAACCAAGCTAGAATCTGGATGGCTGCGTTCCAGCATCCCGAATCAAACCCAGGAAGGCGAACAGCCTACCACAAACCTAACATTTGAATACCAGGGTGAAGCTCCTGCATAAGGGGTGTAATCATGGTAATCGGAAAAGGAAGCAAAGCATGAGCTCCAATTTTCTTAACAAGCTAAAAACAGCAGGAAAGCGCAAAGAACACACCTTTGAGTTTGACGGCCAGAAATTCACCGCCAGAGACATCACCGGCAATATGCGCGATTACTGGGACCAGGACGCAAAGAAGCGCGTCCAGTTCAAAGGTAAACATCCGGACCTTAACACGCTTAAGACCGAAGGGCAGCGCGCCTTGTTGGTTGCAATGACCCTGGTAGACGATGAAAGCAGTGAACTTGCTTTTGACTTCAAGAGCGCTGACGATCTTGCCACCATCGGCGAATTGTCCGGAGCGTTTCTTGACAATGCATTTGACGAAGCGCTGACCCTCTGTGGCCTCAATCCTGGAAAGGATGAGGAAACGGAAAAAAACTAAGCGAAGATCTCAGCGCTCGCACCTGGTTTAAGATTGCCGAGTGCTGGGGTCTACCCGTTTGGATTTGCAAGTTTCTTTGCCCGTCGTCAGAGTTTACTCAGTGGAAAGCATGGTTCGCGTTAAAATGGACAAAATATGACAGACAGAGCTACGAATTCGGATTGTTGCGGCAGATGCTGGCCGGGGTGTTCAACGGAAAAGCCGAAAGCCTCGACAAGTACATGTTGCAAAACCTCATCAAGCAAGGGGATGCCCCCTACGAGTGGTGCGATGAGGAAGAACAACAACGCCGAATCGAAGCCAGCAAGCGGGCACATGGATTCTACAAGGAGAAATAACGATGGCTGATGTCGCAGTTTTAACCCTGAAAATTGCATCGGCTCAGGCAGAGGCGAACGGAAAGCGAACGGATGCAATGTTGAGGCATCTTGACAAAAGCGCTAAAACCGTGGCCAAGAGCTTTCAAAGCCTCGGGATCAAGATGACCGCCGCAATAACCGCCCCGTTTGCACTGGCAGCGCGGGCGGCTATTCGGGCTAGTGCCGAGTATGAAAAAGCCCGGATTTCGTTTGGCGTGTTCGTCGGTGATATGCAGAAGGGCGCGGCGGTCTTTGGCGACATCGTTCAGATGGCGGCTAAAACTCCTCTTAATGTGAGTTCACTGCAAACAGCGGCTCAGATCTTATTGGCGACAGGCGCGGCAACTGCCGACAGCCTTATACCAACCCTTGAGTCATTGGGCAATGTTGCGCGGGCTGACTCGTCTATTCTTCAAAGATTGGCGCTCAACTTTTCGCAGGTTGCAACTCAAGGCAGGCTGACAGGGCGAGAATTGCGGGATTTCGCCGTTGCCGGAGTTCCATTGCTTCAGACGTTGGCGACACAGATGGGCAAGACTACCGCGCAGATTAAGGATATGGTCTCTAAGGGCCGAATAGGCTTTGGTGCCGTTACAAGGGCGTTCAAGGCAATGTCTAGCGAAGGCGGCAAGTTTGCTGGACTAATGGAAAAGCTATCTCAGACATTATCGGGCCGATGGACTACTGCGGTCGATAACGTAACGATAACACTTGCACAATTTGCAGACCTATTCCGAACAGAGCTAAAGGGATTGCTCGACATTGTAATAAGGGTAGCGCAGGGCATAAACTCCCTCAGCCCTACTATCAAGCGCGCCATTGCCATTGCTGCAACAATCGCGGCTGCTCTTGGTCCAGCATTACTCATCATCGGCGGCATCATAACAGCTGTTGCAGCGGTCAAGGCGTCATTCGTGTTTCTCGGCATCGCTATCGTTCCTATCGTCGCTGTCCTTATAAAGGTGGCACTCGTAGTTGGTGGCATAGCCCTTGCAGTTGAGGGGTTGCGGCGCGTGTTCGGTATCACATGGGCTGAAATCGGGACCGGCCTTATGAACTTTGCTCGCATGGCTGTAGGCTTCTTTGCGAACTTTCGACACAACTGGGATACTATCATAAAGTGGCTTGGTGATAACTGGAGAAACCTTCTTGTAGACATGATCGCCAATACTGTCATATTTAGCAAACACTTATTAGACAATTTTATCATAGCATTTAATGCCATTGGCGGATTGATTGGCGTTTTTACCGGATTTGTTTTGGATGAATGGCAGAATATGCTGGCCGGAACCGTAAATCAAATGGTCGCATGGGCTGGCAAGATAGTTGATTTCTTTTTTGACATAGGAAAAAAGGTTGTCCTTGCTGTTGCAAGAGGTATAAAGGGCGAGGCGTTGGTTGATATTGACTTCCTGGATAGGCTTGTAGAGGGAGCCGCACGGACAGGGACATTAACGGAGCGCATCAATGCAGAGCTAGAAGGCGTTAATTTCAAGTCATTAACAGACGGTTTGCAAAATACCGTAAACCCCATCAAGGGGCTAAGGACAGATTTCCAATTCTTTGCCGATAAGTCTAAAACTGTTGCAGACAACGCACTCAAGGCGGCAGGATTGGCGGGCGGCCTAGATGCAGGCGAATCCCCTAGCACTAAACTCGCAGGCGCATTGGAAGCCGGATCAGCAGAAGCATTCAAGCTATTGGCATCTCAACGCGACCCCGAAGGCAAGAAGACGGCAAAGAAGAACCTCACAGCTAACGAGCGTTCAGCATTCGCGCTCAAGCGCATCGCAACCGATGGCGTAAAGATAACCGGACTAAAAGAAGTGAAAGCATTCTAATGATACGGCGAAATATTGGACTATCTATTTTCATTATTGTTTTTGCTTGCGCTTGTAGTTCTCTACCTAAGCGTGAGTACATTGACAAGGAAATGAAGCTGAACACGCAGGAAACAGAGCGCGTGTGGTTCTGGGGGATTGGCGACTATGTAAAAAGCGTCATGGAGCACGTTAAGGGCTATGTTGAGCCAGTATCGAAAGCGGCTGAATGGATATCATGGGTTTACGTCGGCATTAGTGGCATCATGTTCGTGGCAGGCTTTGTGTGCTTCTCAGCCGCTTACCTGACTCACATGTACAAGCTAAACTTTGTCGGGTTTCTCGGATTGATCGGCGCGGGTACTGCAGCCGGGTTTGCAGAGTTTGCTAATTGGTGGTGGACTGTCCCGGCAACGGGCATAGCAGGCGCGTTGGTATGGTTTATCACTCACCGAAACCGGCATTTCAGCCTATTGGAATGGTGCAGTAACTTATGGAGAGGCAACGATGACAATAACTAGAGTCGGCCTGAGAGAGGCTGAGAAATCACAGGGCAATGACCCGACAGGAAAAAAGCAGTTTCTTGTGGCCAGTGATACGCAAATAGATGACGATATTGATACCATACTGGACGCATCCGGATTGAGCGGTCAGGAGGTTCCGGCATACAATGACCTATGGAGTCTCGACACCACAGTAAATCTGAGAGTGACCACCAAGCGAGCAATCCCTTTTGACAGCGATGACGGAGTGCAGGAAGGTTATTATTGGCTTGTGGATGTGAACTATGCCGTTCCTGACATAAGTGACGGTCAAAGCGCAGAAGATCCAACTCAACGCGATTGGCTATGGTCTAAGTCAAGCGAGAAGGAAGAGCGCGCCCTGGTGAATTCGCTGTTTGATACTTCTGATTACGTTTACCCAGAGGCTGGCGTGGATACGATGGTGAATCTTGGAACTGCCGACGCGATCACGAACACGGCGTTTGAGCCACCGGAAAACGGCGTTTCAGCGAGCCAGAGCAACCGCGTGATAACCCTATCGAAATATATCAATGCCGTGACTGATTTAGGGGTTGCGAGTTGGCCTGAATTAGACGCTTACATTGACACCATAAACGACGGTACTATGACTATTCTCGATGTGCCATATGAAAAATGGCAAGCAAGGATAGACGACATTGACTACGAGCCTGTCAGTGAGAATGGATACGACGTTATCAGGGTTGTATTCAGGATCGTTACAGATACACTCAAAACGCACGTTTTCAGCTTTCCGAGCTCTGGATATAATGAGATAGTGAGCGGCAAGGTGCAGAAGATAAGGAACAAAAAGACGGGCGAAGACATTGCATCCCCACGCCTACTTGATGCTGACGGCGCGCAAATCGACCCGCCTGGAGCTGCGCCGTTCATATCAACGCCCTACATCGTTTCCGCTGGACGAAATTCGCTCGCTGACTTTTCAACTCTAAATTTACCGGTTAGCATACCATAATGAGCAACACGCTATCAGATAATGCAGTAAGACAGCTGAACGGCATCTTCCCTAGGGTTCGCACCTTAGAAAGTCAGTTGTCACGCCTGGGCGTATCAGGCCCGCGAACGCAAGAGCTCGTTTTTGCTGAACTGGGCGCATGGGATGACGACGGCGGATTTGCAGGCGCTCAGGTTATCAATGGCGGTGACGGCGGTGACGATTGGGCAACGATGGCAGACGGTAGAACGTGGGGCGATTCAACGGATGATATCGGTCTAATCCAGGCCATAGGCACAGACCAGACCGATTTCTCGGGCGTCCATCCTCTCTATCAATATTCTGACGGTACGGATGTATTTTGGGGCTTCGTGCCGCCATTCACTGCTGCTGATCTTAATCACCCATTCAAGGTAACGAAGACCGGCGAAGATGAGTGGACCGTTGGCAAAGGTCGCGAAACTCTTGAATATGATACAGAAGATTTAATCACTATTTACTGGGTCAATGAGGTAGTAGTGATTGACAAAACAGACGAAGAGTTATTTAATGGGCTGGACGCTGGCGATATCATTTATTACGAGATATATCTTGATACTCAAACAGATGAATGGGAGGCCGATGTCTATGCAGGGATATTCCCCCCCGATGATGATCCTGACGGCGTGAAAATGTATGTGCCAATTGCCGCTATCTTAACAGGCGGAGCGGTGTCACAACTGCAATATTCTGATATTCAGATATGGCCTAGACCGGGTAGGGTTTCTGTCACCAAGTATGATACAGGTATGGACTACCTTAACGGCAAAATCGTAGGCGGGGATGCCATAAACACGATAGTTTTAAATCCTGCCGCTGATGAGGGATTGCAAATCAATGTAGACGTGAAGAACTCAATAGAGATCGACAGTCAAGAACTTCAACTGGTAAACGACGAAGCCTCTCCCGATGATTGGAGTGTGTACGGCTCAGATGATGCGGCTAACGGTTGGTTCACTATTGACGAATTCTTCAAAGACACCGATACCATCATCGTCACACCTCCGACCGGTGGCGCTACCGGACAGGCTGAGATAGATGTTGATTACCAAGGCAGTTTGGATGCTGATTCGGGCGGCCTTCAGCTAAAGAATGATGCTGTGAACCCGGGCGCGTGGGCGTTTTACGGCACTGAGGACACAGGGACTCATGCCGACAAGGGATGGGTTGATTCTACGGCTGTTACGGTGATCACGGACGTGCAATTGGACGCGAGTAATAACCTGCAAGTAAAGACCCAAGAAATCAGGGCCTTTGATCTGCAAACCGAATCCGACTGGGCTACCGTAAGCGGTTGGGATACGACGGACTGCTCATAGGGTATACATATGGCCTTATATACATATAACGGTAAGCTTCTGACAATAGGCAACGCTTTGGCTACCAGTGCCGATTGCTGCTGTGCTCCTGATTGCCCGGAAAGAGATCCGTATGATTGCAATGGTTGTGGTTCTTCCCTGCTTCAGCACTACACAGCAACCGTTGCTGGCATTACAGGATCTACTTCACAAGGCTGTGACTGTACAGTTGTAAACGGAATCCATACCCTATGCCGCGATAGGTATGATACTGTTGCTGGCAGATGTTGGTGGTCATCTGAAACATATGATTGCAGAGTAAGTCCACCTGGCGCAACGACCGTGGCCTTGCGGTGGAGGCCTGAGTTGGTGGGGGCTTGGCCTGAACATTGGATATGCACATGTGCATCACATGAGTTTGTTCTAGAAGGCAACAATCCTTGCGATCCTACGGGTGTATACACAGACTCGCCGGTAGGATGGGGTTTCCCTCCTAGCAATTTCTGCGGGGCAGGCGGAACTTGCGTGATATCATAATGGAAAAATTCACAGAAACATTACATTGCACATCGAGGGCTCATTGCAGGGCATGCCGGTCTAATCCGAAATGGCGCGACTCGATCAAGACTCAGTTTGACTGGGATGGCAAATGCCCTGTATCTAAAGAGGAGCGAGATAAGCCGCAACCAGTGAAACAAAAGACTTCCGGCACTCCGTGTTCTCAAAAGCATTGCCGATTAGGAGACCGCGAATGCAATCACTACTGGGGTTGCCGCGATACTTGCAGGGTGGCATCAGAACGGATAACAGCTATTGCAGAATGCCCCGAGAAACTTGACTACGTGCCAAAATAAGGTACTTTTACACAAACGCTAACAGGAGTGATTCCAATGACAGCAAAGAGATCAAAGAGAGCAGACACGAAAAAGGGGGTTGGGAGAAAGGACACGTATTACGAGTCGGCAGCTCACAATCTCGACATCGTGAAAGAGCATGTTTCAAAGGGTGCGACATTGGAGCAGATTGCTAGGATATGCGGATGCTCGGCCAAAACCATATATGACTGGCGTACCCGTCATGGAGAATT